GTCCCTTACTGGTTGGTGGTTTAGATCGCAGTCATCATTCCACTATGGCGCTGGTATTAAATACTTTGAACCAGCACAGGATGAGTCACTTCGTTTCCAGTACACAGAATCTAAAGGTTGTGATGTCTTTACTAAAGGACAGGTAACTTTACTTAATACAACTGTTAGAGCTAGGACTGCAACAGCAACTAACCTATACCTATTTGGTGCTAGAGATAATGCTAATAACGTAGATGCAGTTGTCTTTACTGAAGGAGTTGACCTAAAGAAACTTACTATGAGTGGTGATACACCCACCATTACTACCTATACCTTAACAGCAGCTCCACACACACTTGATTTTATGGCTCTAACCTCTGATGGTACTAGATACTTTGCTGCAGATAATGACAAACTTCATAGAGGTAATATCTTTGGCTCTACATCTGATGGTCATATCTACGATCTTGATGGTCCAGTTACCACAGTAGCATTGCGCTATGCAAAGCAACGTTTACTTGCTGGTGTGGGTAGAGAGTTATACGAATTAGATTCTAACAAGGCAACCACTGCAGGTGGTCACGCTTTACCTACTGCACTTTATGAACATCCAAACCCATCTTGGATATGGAGTACCATATCTGAAGGACCTGCTGCCTTCTATGTTGGTGGCTATGCTGGATCTCAATCATCTCTATATAAGATTACATTAGATACTGCTACTACTAATGCGCTAGGTTTCCCAGAGCTAAACGCTCCTACTGTTGTAGTTGACCTACCAGAGGGTGAGATATTAAATGCCTTTGATGTATACCTTGGTCTCTACGGAGTTCTTTGTACTAGTAAAGGTGTAAGAATTGCAGTGCTATCTGCTGATGGTGATGTTCAATACGGACCATTACTAGTAGATACAGAGTGCAAGAGCGTAACTTTTAAAGATAGATTTGCTTATGTAACAACCTTACAAGGTACTGAGTCAGGTCTAATTCGTATTGACCTACAACAACCTATAGTTCCTAACAGCTTAGTCTTTGCTTATGCTTGGGATCTTTATGCAAGTGGTGAGACTGTTAACCCTGTCTCTGCAGACTTCCTTGGTGCTACCGATAGAGTTGTCTTTGGTGTACCAGGAGATGGTATCTGGATTGAATCTAATGCTACTAAGGTAGCAAGTGGATATCTACAGACAGGTTTTGTTCGTTACAATACCCTTGAAGGTAAGCTGTTTAAATTATTAAATCCTAGAATAGATACTACAGATGGTGCTTTAAGCATCTCATCTATTGCCTATGATGATACTGAATATAATATTGGTTCCTTTGCACAAGAGGGAACAGTTCAAGAGATTGGTATTCCATACCCAGTAGGAGCACAAGAGTATCTAGGCTTTAAATTTACTTTAACTAGATCATCTAATGATTCATCTAAGGGTCCACTATTTACTGGATACCAACTCAAGTCACTGCCTGCAGTGCCTCGTCAAAGATTAATTCAATACCCTCTGTTCTGCTATGACCACGAGAGTGACAATATGGGCGTAGAGGTTGGGTATGAAGGGTCAGCATATGACCGTATGAGCCAGCTAGAGGCTGTTGAAAACAATGGCGATACCGTCAGAGTTGAAGACTTTAGAACTGGTGAGTCATACATTGGATTAATTGAAGAGCTTGACTTTATAAATAAAACTCCTAGCGATAGAAGATTCTCCGGATATGGTGGAATGTTGATTGCTACTATCAGATTGGTATAGGACTTATGACTCCTAATGAATGGGCAGGACTTGCCGTAGCAGTAACGACACTTATTGGAACACTAGCGTTAACAGTAAGACACTTAGTTAAATACTATTTGTCTGAACTTAAACCGAATGGTGGATCAAGTGTCAAGGACCAGGTCAACCGTTTAGAGGAGAAGGTTCAATTCTTAACAGATCTAGTAAAGGAGGCGCTAACAAGATGAGCGTAGTAGAGATAGCAAAGGCTGAGATAGGCAACAGAGAGACCGGCAATAATGATAACAAGTATGGCAAGTGGTATGGTGCTAACAACCAACCTTGGTGTGCGATGTTTGTATCTTGGGTATTTAACAAAGCGAATTTAGGTAATAAGATTACAGCACAAGGAGAGAAAGGCTTTGCCTCCTGTGATGCTGGACTGAAGTGGTTTATCAATAAGAATAAGATGATTCCAATAGGTCAAGCGCAAGCTGGAGATATTGTTTTCTTCCAGTTTGATAAAGATGCAGAGCCTGACCACGTTGGAATTGTCAAATGGAATAACACTAGGTTGAAGTACCTTCAAGTAATTGAGGGTAATACAAGCAGTGGTTCCAAAGGCAGTCAATCAAACGGGGATGGTGTGTATCTTAGGAAACGACCATACTCTCTAGTAATGGGTGTAGTTCGCCCGTAAGGATGGATATGAATAAACTAATTGACAAGTTAAAAGACCCAAAGACTAAGGCTGCATTTAAGTCTTATCTACGGGCAGTATTAGCATCAGCAGTAACTATGGGTCTTGCACTTGCTGCAGATCTTGCACCAGAGTATGCAATCTTGATTGGTTCAATCGCTGGTCCACTGGCTAAGTGGGCAGATAAGACTGAAAAAGCCTACGGCGTAGGAGCCGAGTAATTTAGTTTACTGCGAGGCAATATAAGGGGGGCGCTTAACTGCGCCCCTCTTTTTTTATGCCCTAAATTTCCCTAGCGGGATCATCTACCGGACAAGGCACAATTATTAGGTTACCACAGTTAGCACAGGTTGCATCTAACATATACCAGGAGATCTCAAAGTTATCAAAGGTAGCTAGGATAGAGAATACTTTAGAGCCACAAGGACAAGCGTGTAGTGGTCCTAAGGACCTAAGGTCCGTACCGAATTTATCTGGTAGTTTCTCTTTATTTTTTCGCAGGGTTGGTAGACGGAACATATTGCTCAGGTCGGCTCCTTCCTGTGGTCAGTCGCCTCGGCGCTTTCAGCGCCGCCTTGGTTGGTTACCGTATCTGTAATTCGCCTTCGGCTCATATGGTACACATTTCCGATCTAGTAATCCGAAAGGATCGCACTCACGGCGTGTTGCCTTTACATCCCAGTATTTTTTACGGGCGGTGCTACAATTAATCCAAGATAAAAGGAGTATGCAGTGACGGCAATAGTTGGTATTCAAGGTAAGGGTTGGGCAGTTATTGCTGCTGACTCTATGACTACCTATACAGATAGACCTTACGTTGCTAAGGGCTACGATAAAATTGTTAAGATTAATGAATACTTAATTGCTGTTGCTGGTGATGCACTCGCTGGAGATATATTAAATAACTTATGGCAACCGCCTAAGGTATTAAAGACTCAAGATCCTGATCGCTTTATGATGATCAGAGTTCTACCATCTATTAAACAAGCCTTAACTGATGCAGGTTATGATCCTAATCCTAAAGGTAAAGCTGATGATGATTCAGGCTGGGATGCTTTAGTTTGTTTTAATGGAAATCTTTATCAGATCAGTGATGACTACGGTTATATGCGAGATGATAGAGGTCTATACGGTATAGGTTCTGGTGGCTCTTTAGCAATGGGTGCTTTAGTAGCACTAGATGGTGATACAAAGACTCACGCTAAAGCATCAAGTGCTGCAAAAAAGGCTATCAATATAGCGATACAATACAACATCTGGTGTGGTGGCACTGTCAGTGTCAAGACACAATTTACTAAGTAGGAGTTATGCACAAGACAATTAAGTTTGCTTTAACAGAAGCATATGAAAAAGGTTATGAAGAAGGATTAAAGGTTAATGCAAGTAGCGATACCAACTGGGAGGAACAAAACAAAATGAGACAGCAATGGTTACTAGACAACCCTGATGCAGGGTATATAGGATGGATGTCAATATGACAGATCCAAAAGAATTACTGTTAGAGGTACTACGAGCTAAGGATGCTGGTAGGGCTAGATCTAAACAGACACAGATAGGTCCATCAGAGTTAGGTGGTTGCCGGCGTAAGGTTTGGTATCGTCTTAACGATCAACCTGAAACCAATGACAATGAGATGAAGTTGGCTGCCATTATGGGTACAGCTATTCACTCTGCTATTGAAGAAGCAATCACAGTTGCTGATCCAAAGAGTGAGAAGTACTGGGTTGAAACATCTGTTGAATACAATGGAATGAAAGCACACATAGATTTATATATACCTGAAACAGGAGATGTGATAGATTGGAAAACCGTTAAGGTTAAAAATCTATCCTACTTTCCATCGCTACAACAGCGTTGGCAAGTACAGGTGTATGGCTACTTACTTGATAAGTCAGGCAAGGGGAGTCCTAAAACTGTCAATCTAGTAGCCATCGCCCGTGATGGTGATGAAAGAGATGTTAAGGTTCATAGCGAACCATATGATCCAAAGATGGCAGAGGAAGCTCTTAACTGGCTTGCTGCTATCAAAGAGAGCGCAGATGCACCAGAGCCTGAGCGTGATCAGAGTTACTGCAAATCCTATTGCAAGTACTTTGATGAGAGTGGCGAGATGGGATGCGTTGGTATAAAAAAAGAACGTATCAAAGAGGGTGAGATATTCATAGACAACCCAGAGGTTGACACATCCGCTTTGAAATATTTACAACTTGATGCAAAGATAAAGGAACTGTCTAATGAAAGAGATTCATTAAAGACAGCGTTAGAAGGATTTACTGGTCAGACTAACAGTGGTGTATCCATTACTTGGAGCACCATTAGTGGTAGAGAATCAGTAGATGCCGAAGAGGTTGAGAAACTTCTCGGCTTTGTACCAAAAAAACAGGGACAGGAATCAATAAGATTATCTGTCAAACATACTGGAGGTAAGTAATGGCTGCACCGGAAAGCACTAAGTTCCAGATTAACTATAAATTATCTGATGGAACTTTAGTAAATCTTTACGCAACAAGTCAGGCTGAACTAGAGACATCTCTAACTTCAATAGCTGACCTAGCAACACTAGTAACAACCACTGGTACCACATTAGGTACAACTCCACAATCAAATGGTGGATCAATCGCCTATGCTAAGAAAGCATTAGGCGCAACAACTGTCTCTGCAACAGATGCAACTGCACCTGATTGTAAGCACGGTTCAATGGCGTTTCGTTCAGGCGTAGGACAGAAGGGTCCTTGGAAAGGTTGGATGTGCGCTGCACCTAAGGGTGCCACAGACAAGTGCGATACCGTCTGGATTAGATAAGTTATGCGGGTTCCCTGGAACTATGAGAACCCAGCTTGTGCCGAAGTGGGTGTGGAGTTTTTCTTTCCTGAAGTAGAGGATGGAGATAGAGTCCACACTCAACAGGCTATAAACGTTTGCAAGATTTGTCCCCACCTTGCAGAGTGTGCAGAATGGGGAATCAACAAGGAACGGTTTGGCACTTGGGGTGGTATCACCGCAGCCAAAAGAAAATATATCAGAAGGCAAAGAGGAATAGTTCTACCGAGAGAGGAATACGTTGCTAAATCTTACTAGGGCGTGGCGTGGTAGCAATACCAATGCAACACCACTACCTGACGTATGGAAAGATCTTGCTAAGAAGCAGATCAAGTTCCGTAGAGGTCAGGTATGTATGGTTGCTGCTGCACCTAATGCTGGTAAGAGTATGTTTGCTCTTATCTATGCAGTTAAAGCAAAGGTTCCAACCTTGTTTTTCTCAGCCGATACTGATACACCAACTGTGATGATGAGAGCAGCCTCTCACCTATCAGGACACAGTCAACTACTGGTGGAAGCTAATCTAAATAATAGCCGTCACTATTACGATAAGTATCTTTCCGATATGGAGAACATACAGTTTGTCTTTGACTCATCACCATCACTAGATGATATTGAGTTAGAGGTTAAGGCTTATGTTGAACTGTATGGAATACCACCAGAGTTGATTGTTATAGATAACCTGATGAATGTGGTTGCCGAGTCAGATAATGAATGGGCAGGTCTGCGAGCTATTATGGTGGAGTTCCACGATATGGCTCGCAAGACTGAAGCCTGTGTGATGGTATTACACCACGTCTCTGAGCAATCAGAGTATGGCAAGACCACATTACCGCCTGCTCGTAGGGCTATTCACGGTAAGGTATCTCAACTACCAGCACTGATACTTACTTTAGGTTTTGATCCATTAAATAATATACTTAAAGTAGCAGCAGTTAAGAACAGGTTTGGTCCACATACAGCAGATGGTTCAGACCATACTGGTTTGTTTGTTAACTATAGTGTCTGTCAGATATCTGATGCTGATGCACTAGGTCAGATGTATAGAAGGGATGCTGGTCTAAATGTCAGCCAAGTATAACAAGACTAAAGGTGCTCAGTTTGAGGTTGATGCAATGAAATGGTTTAGAAAGATGGGCGCAGTAGCTGAACGCTTGCGCTTATCAGGAGCAGAGGATGAGGGAGATCTAGTAGTTATGGTTGCCGGTGAAACCTACATCTTTGAGTTAAAGAATACTAAGACTTTAAATCTAAAGGAGTTCTGGGATGAAGCGCAAACAGAGGCTACTAATTATGCTAAGCATCGTGGTGTTGATAGGCCTTTTTCTTATGTACTATTCAAAAGAAGGAACGCAGGAATAGATAAGGCTTGGGTTATACAGGATCTAACACAGTGGTTGGAGGATAAGAAATGATTTGCTTAACTTGTAGGTCAGCAGGGCAGGAAAATCTCAAAGACAATTACAATAGGTCTGAGGTTCTACATAAAGAATGTAAAGGAGACTGCGCTTGTCAACACAAGACTGGTCCAGGGTGGGTAAAAAGAGAAGGTATAAAGGTCCCACTGATGCAAACGCAATCTCCATAAGTGTAATAGTTTCACACTATGGCGGTGAGGTAAGAGAAGGTAGAGCTTGTTCTGTTAGATGTGTACTACACAATGACAGCAGAAGGAGTGCGGTAATCAATACAAAGGACAATTTGTATTACTGCCACACTTGCGGTAAAGGTGGCAACGCAGTAAACATTGTTATTATTAAAGAGAATATGGGGTTTAAGGATGCTCTCAACCGTGCAGTTGAAATCCTCGCTGGAAGCGGCAATGCAATACAGCAAGGATCTAAACGAGGAAGCAATAAAGTTTCTCGCAGATCGTGGGATCTCTGAGGAGATAGCACGGCGGTACCACCTTGGTACCATTATGCAACCTTTTGCAACCCACGAGAACTATCAGGGTTGGTTATCTATACCTTACCTAACTGCAATGGGACACTGTGTTGGCTTTAAGTTTAGAAGATTAGATGAGGGCAAGCCTAAGTATGGAGCACCACTAGGGCAGAAGGGCCATCTCTATAATGTCAGCGATATTATTATTAGTAGTGAGTACATAGCAATCTGTGAGGGTGAGCTAGATACTATTGTTGCATCTGCAATCTTAGGTATACCGGCAGTTGGAGTGCCAGGAGTACAGGCTTGGAAACCCCACTTTACAAGGATGTTTTCAGGGTATGGCAGGGTTTATATTGTTGGTGATAATGATGTTAAAGAGGATGGTTCTAATCCAGGAGCAGAGTTTTCAAGGATGGTAGCGCAGGAGGTGAGCAACTCTACTATCGTGTCGCTACCTGCTGGAATGGACCTCAATGATTTATACTTAGCAAAGGGTATAGATGAGACAAAACGGACAATAGGGGTGCCAAATGTATGAAGAACTCAGACCTGACGGTACTAGCAGAATGGTTGGCAGCCTTGGGGATTTATATCATCAAGATCAATCACGAGAAGAACACAATAGAGATCGCACCACCACCAACACGAGAGTAGATGATGAATTCATTACTGATATGTGGCGTGTTATGGATGCTGCTGGTAATTTACTTATTGCAAAGCACCACGATTACGGTCCGTTAAATATAGCAAGATCTCCTGGCGGTCCGATCAACGGACTAAGAGTTCGTATGTGGGACAAGGTTGCTCGCATTAATAATCTAGTAGATAGTAATGTTAATCCTAGTAATGAATCATTACGGGATTCTTTTATGGATCTACTTAACTACTCAGCTATTGCAATTATGGTACTAGATGGTAAGTGGCCTGAGGTTCCAACACTGGATTGTGAATGACACCTGAATTACATCCGACCTTATATGAGTTAGTTCCATCCGTATCTTATGTAATCTCTAGAAAGTTTAAGGGTTGGGTAGATCTAGCAGATATAAAGCAGGAGTGTTTTCTCTGGGCTATTGGTAGAGGGCAACAGTTTGTTGATCTATTAAATGAACCTGATGCTAACAAGCGTGAACAAAATGAAAGACGAATTGCATATCAGATGCAACGAATGGCTGAACGGTTCGCTCGTAAAGAGAAGGCTCGTAAGGCTGGGTATAAGACAACTGATGAAGCCTTCTATGACACAACAACTATCGCTCAGTTAATACCCTTTGTTATATCTTCAGTAGTAGATGGCACAGTATTAGAGCAAGCACAAGAGATGATCAACGATGGCACACCTCGTAAGCAGTCAACACCTGCTGAAGGTGGCAACCTACTAGCGATCCTAATAGATATTAAGAAGGCTTATCTAAAGCTAGAGCAAGAGGATAAGACCATACTACAGATGAGATACCACGATAGTTTTACTCTGCAACAGATAGCACAATACCTAGAGTGTGCTACATCTACAGCAGATCGCAGATGTATATCAGCCTTGCGTAGATTACAAGATAGGCTCGGAGGACAAACGCCTTGGAATTAAAAGAGCCTGAGTTATTTGATTACCTTAAAGAGTTTTACTACTCTGACCTTGAGAAGAGTGAAGAGTTTGATAACTGGGATTGCATCTCCCTTAAAGATAAGATGTTTATAGAATTGAAATCTCGTAAGACCCACTACCCTGACTTACTTATAGAAGAGAGTAAGTATCAGGGTTTAATTCTTGCAGCAGGTATTAGATCCCTTACTCCTTGGTATATCAACGCTACACCTGAAGGGATATGGGGATTTAATCTATCTACAATACCTCAACCTAAGTGGCAAGATAAGTGGCTACCTATTACAACTGAGTTTGCTAACAGGACTAGTCGCACTAAGTTAGTAGGGTTTCTAAAGTTAGAAGATGGGATATTGTTTTGATCTACGAATATAAATGCAATCTTTGTAGTGCAGTTATATCTATTGAAAGACCTATCTACGGTGTTGAAGATGTGCCTATCTGTTGTCAACAAACTACTAGCAGAGTATGGTCTGCCCCTTCTATTACCTTCAAGGGTAATGGCTTCTACTCTACGGATAACTAATGACTACCTACCCTAATTGGTTTGCTGAAACAGCACAACAAAACTTTGCTACCTATCTTGCTGAATTCAAAGATAAACCTAACCTAAAGTTCTTACAGCTTG